CTTTAACGCCCCGCTTGCCAGGCATTAACATTTTTTTGATTGCGTGCTGATCTGCAGGATTAGTTACACCGAAAGCCACCAGCACATCGTAAACGTCCATAAAAACGCCTTTGCATTCAACCTGATACTTATTGCCCTTGTCCGATTTTAGCGGGGCTTTTTCGGACAAACCAGCGTGATTTAATTCTTCCATTTTCTTTCACTCCCCATAACTCGCAACAGCCATAGCTGCCGCTCTGCATTCGTAAACTGTAGGGCCTACGCCCCTGTTAAAATAACTTTTTCCTGTCGCCTCAAAGCAGCGCGCGTACTCTGATTGGAACGCGCACTGGTTAAAAGGCTTGGGATCACTACACCCAACTAATAACACTGCCAAAAACATTATTGTTATTTTCATTTTGGTTTCCTTGTTGTTTTATTTTCCCCACTGCTCAGCAAAAGCGGCTGCAATGCCTTCATACGTCCGGCTTCGCTCCTTCCATCGAGTATCAGATGGGCTAAGCATATTCTGCCCAGAATCCGTTTGATTTCCCCACCGCTCTTTGCCGTTTACAATCCGCCCTTTGATTATGTTTGTTGGCTTCAGTGATGGCAATCCTTTTAGCCATAAGCACGTAGCCTTGCTAGCGTCATCCCCAAACATCCAAGGCTGAATAACCTGGTCAGGCTTTCGGTATAAGCTAGATAAATTTCCAATCGGGTTTTCAATTGCTATTTTCTCAATCGGCGCATTCATTAAGCGCATGAAAAAATCATACGCTTCGCCCTGCGCCTTTCTTCTTGCTTCTCCAGTTAGCGTCCCTGCTTTAACTTTCTGGTGATACCCATTTACAGGGTATTTATTAAAATCAGGGTCTTTTAATGCCCATGCTGCCGCTACTGTAAAATAAGTACAAGGCGGGTGCGCAATCATTAAGTCGAAATTCATTGAATTAATCAGATCAAAACAATCACCCTGATAGTGATTTTTAGCGCCGTCTTCTGCTGGTTCAAAATCAGCCGACCACACATCATGCCCGAGCGCCTCGAAAGCTCGGCGGCTAACCCCGCTATATTCGCAAGCAATCAAGACTCTCATCTTTTACTTACCCACTCCGCATAAGTCGTTTTTAACATCTCAGCCCCCAGCGCGTCTACATAAAACTCTACTGGGTGAAGGCCGGAGTCTTTAAGCCGTTTTCGCCGTGCTTGCTGTGCGCTTCGGTTCTGGGCTTTGCGTTTTTCGGTGGTCATACCGCACCCTGTGTGCGCAGTTTGTCAGCATATTCTTTTGCCCACTCAATAATGTCATACCTGTATTTAACAAAAACATGCCCAGCGAACTGCAATACAGCCTGCGCCTTCCACTGTGCTTTGAGTGTTTCGAGTGATTGTGCTGGGGTTTCATCCAGTACTTCATAAGCTGCATCACTGATTTTGCTAGCTAATCCATAATCGCCATCACGTCCGAACTGGTGAAGTTCAACTATCTGCTCGATCCACTTGACGCCATCCCGCAACCTCTCCACATGCGCCTGCAATTCTTGGATTTGCTTTTGCAGCTCGGTGTTTTGTTTTTCCAGCTCTGCAACCCGACTAGACACATAAGCATCGACCGAGCCAATTGGTTGGATTTCTAAGTCGCTCACTTCGCCACCCCACGCATAATCGTCAAAAGATTTTCAGCATTTGCTTTCATGTACGCCATATCGCCCACGTCAGCCCACGTTTTCTTGCCTTCCTTGCGCACCTGCATGGCTAGTAGCCGGATGCTTTCTACATGGTCGATAAGCTGTGCGTAGTCGTGATCGTATGCTTCTTGTGCTTCTGTAGTCATTTTCCTGTCCTCTTGATTGCCCCCTCGCGGGGGCTTTGTTGTTAGGCTTCTGCGAATTCTGGCTCTTCTGTTACTGTTATAACTGACTCCTCACCATAAAACGCCTCGTTAGCAATTCTGCGCCCGACTGACATAGCGCCCTTTTCTGTCCTAAACACCGTGTAGCTGAGGCACCCTAGTGCGCACTTAATTTCTACGGTATAGAATTTTTTACGGTTTGCCATTTTCCTGCCCTCTCTAGTTTTGGTTTTGAGCCGTTGTTCTCAGCTCATGTAGTCATAGTAGCCCTTTGCTTACATGTCAGCAACAAGTATTTATTGACCTGGCGTGCCAAAGATTTTTTGGAGGTGTAAGAGTGTATTGCTTACTAGTAAGCTTTAGAGAGATATAATTAAAAGTAATAATATTAATAATATTAATAATATTAATAATACAGAATAGAGAATAGCAGAATAGCTGAAGACTCATTTAAGAGCTTCCGGTAGGGTATTTATTATGGGTCTTAGGTTATTCAGGATATTCTGTATATTCAGCCCTAGAACCAGCATGTTTACTGGATCGCTGGCTAGTTATGCTTAAACTAATCATAACCAACCAGCAGGCTTTAAGCCGCGGAATTACTGGCTTACAGCGAATTTACTGCGGTTTTTGACGGGAGGCAATACTTTTTCACAAGGGTTTTATTGCTAGGGTGAATCTCCATAATCTCAATTAAGTGACCGCTCCTAACTAGCGAAAAAACCGCCTCGTCAACTTTCCCTTTTTCGTACCCTCGGCACCTATTTCGGATAACGCCAAGCGTTTCGCCGTGCTCTGTTGACACAAGCCCCATAATTTTAGCGGCCAATTTGTCGGTTAAATCCTCCGCGTTATTTGCATGGGCTAGTTTTAGCTTTCCTGCAACGTCCTGCTTTGCCAACTCAACCGCCCACGTAACGTGCTCTGCGGTGCGCAACCCTGTTGGCATGGATAAGATCAAAGACACCTTGGCGGCCATCTCGTAGCCACGCCGCGGAATGGCTTCAAGTCCGGTAGCGCCTTTGTGCTGTTCTGCGAGATCCCAAAAATACTGGTAGGCGTTATCGAGGATGCGCGCCCCATCCTGCGTAGTTGGTATCCGCGTTTTTTCACCATCAAACTCAATCCGCTGCACGCGCTCGGCCGTAAACTCCCCTGGGCTGCGCAACTGCCAAATAGCGCCGCGAATGCCATCCCCCATATGGCGTCTAGCAAAACCCTGTTTTCGTTTCGGGTTTGTTTCACGCTCGCGGAAAATCATAGCCCTAGACAAAAACCCGTTTGTGGCTTGTTCAAAACTAAACAACTCGTCAAACGTCGCAGGGGTCGTATAGCCGATAAGTGATAGGAACGGCTTGTCGATGCCGTCGTCAATCGTCTCCAATTGGCGTATAAGCGTTTTTGCTCGCGCCTCCATACCTATACTAGGCTTTTCATCCAACGCCTTGCATACAGCCGCGTATTCACGCGCAAGGGCCTGTCTGATTTCTTCTTTTAGGTCTCCAGTTACCGGCAAAAAAGAATCGGCTTTACTGTACGCGCTCATAATGGTGCCGATAACGCCGGCTAGATAGTCACTTTTACCGTTCATGATTTTACGCAGCTGAATTCCCAGCTCGTCTACTGAGTATAGGGCGGGCTGATGACGCAAAAGATTACGGTATATTTCCTGCTCGGATTTAAACGCCCCGTATAGCGCCGCAGACAACCCAGCTTCCCGCATTATTTCGGCAAATGCTTTGCCCACCGCTTCTTTGCCTGTTCCAGACCCTGCCACGCAAAACGCAATCAGGTTTGCTGACATTCCATCTTGCTCGTCCAAATAGCGCATCCCCGCGATATTTGACACCGCCACTAGTGACGCCGCCACGGATAGTGATTCCCGCGGGTATAGGCACTGGTCGTTAATCCACTGGCATAGCTCACCGACAAATCCAGGGGGGCGCAAAAGATCAACAGTAGGCGTGCTAACGTCATCTGTAAAAGTAATAGTCGGCGTAAACTCGACGGATTCTTGCCAGCCCGCCTCTTTCGCGTAGTGAATTAGCGTCCCTAGCGTTGCAAGCGACGCCCCTTTTCCGAATGACTGCCACCGCTTATCCAACTCACTACTACTAGGGTATGTATCACCGCCAGCGCTCCAGTCGTCCCATAGCGCAAAACCACTACCCTGCGTCGTATGATGTAGGGCCATGCCAATCCGTATCCATTGCTCATGACTGCATGACGGGTTAATGCACGCCAACATATCGCGTATTTCGGCATCTGAAAGATCAACACTAACTCCGTCATAAGTCGCCCTATGTAAATCAGGTTTTCGTAAAAGCTCGACCAGAGCCGCGGGCGCTGGCGTTATATCGTCAGGGTGTCCATGTATTGCATCGTATGTATTGCCGCTAACATGCAACGAGCCTGCACCCACAACAAAACCGGACGTTTTAAAGTCAATGCCTTGAAACTCTTTATGCGTTTGCACCATCGGCACAACTGATGGCAATGAAAAATAAACATGGCAAGACCCGCCGCCGCTGCCAGTTTTCACAACAAAACCAGATTCGGCAATGGCCGGAACAAGCGCGCATAGCCGCTCGTACGATGCTACCCCGCCGTTACGTGCGTCAACGTCTACAACGAGTAGCCCTGAAACCAAAACCCCGAATCCTGTTTTGAACTGCCCCATTTCGTCCATGACTTCTAACTGATCATCAGACCATTGCGGAGTGTGCTGCCAATTAGAAAGCCGCGGGTGTTTGTATGCTGCCTTGCAATCAGGATTACCGCATTCGCAATTTCCATTTTTATCTGCGCCGTATAATCCAAAAACGCGCAAACCTGCCTCAATATAATCGTACTGGTTCATGCAGAAACCCCTAAATAGTCGGCGAGTTTTTGCAGCGTCTCTAGTGTTGGGTTTGTGTTTTTTCCATCCCGAATAGATGCAATGGTGTTTACGTGTAGGCCGGTCTTTTCTGCGATTATGCACAACCGGCGATCTTTTAATGCTGATTTAATTTCTGACAACTCATTCATTTTTTAACACTCTTTTTGTTTTAGATGTTGCAATCCTACATTTTAATGTGCAATATGGCAACCGCAATACAAAAACAACTACCCAATGAGGCAACCAAATGAGTTATTTAGAGCAAGCAACAAGAGCGGTGCCGACCGCCCCGATAATTACAATTATCGGTTTCCCCGGCAGTGGGAAAACAACACTGGCAGGATTGTTTAACAAGCCTATTTTTATTCAGGCGGAAAAGTCGTCTACTGTTTTTGAAAACACGCCGATAGAACAACAACCTGTTTTTATGCCCATGATTCCATCACCTGACAAAGCGCGCGCCGTTAGTAGTAGGGCTATTGTGCGCGAGCAGTTGTTAGAGCTGGCAACTGTTGAGCATGACTTTAAAACCGTTATTATTGATTCGATCACGTCATTAAATGATCTGTATGAAAAGGAAGTGGTGGCGTTTGACGCCGCCGGCGCCGACAGCAATGGCAATGCTGCTGGCGGTTATCACAAAGGATATGATGTGGTGGCGGGCTATCATGCAGACTTAATTCGCATGTCTGCGCATTTAACAAAAAAAGGTATTGCTGTTGTTTTTATCGCGCACGTTGGCGTCGCAAAAATCAAAAGCAGCCCTGACGAAGCTGCAGAATACACAGTATGGTCAGTTGGTATGCACGAAAAAAGCCGCTCACTATATATCAAACATTCGGACGCGGTTTTATATTTAAAGTCCCGCCAGTTTGTTAGCGGGCAAGAATCGGATAAAAAAGGCAAAACAATTAAAGCTGGCCGCGCTTTTGTGTCAGGTGAGCGTTACTTAATCGCAAGCAGTGAAGGCACAACAGGTTTTGTTGACGCCAAGAATCGCTACGACATGCCGCAAGAATTGTACGTGCCGCAAGGCGAAAACCCAATAATGCAATACATCCCATTTTTTAATCAGCAATAACAAAAAGGAAAAAACGCAATGAGCTTTTTTGGATTATCAGACGGCACAATCGCTAACGCAGCAACTTTTGATATGGGCGGCGGTGATATTCAACCGATCCCTGAAAAAACAGAATTACTAGCAGTAATCGACGAAGCAAAATGGGATAGCTACGAAGGGCAGCGCTATATCAGCTTGCGATGGGCGGTTATGCAGCCACAAGCATTTGCTAATCGCAAAGTGTTTCAAAAACTAAAAATTGAAGAATCTGATGCAAGAAAACGAGACAAAGCAAAGCGCATGATGTTTGCAATCGACGTAAACGCAGGCGGGAAAATTGCGCAATCTGGCCGCGAGCCGAACGACCAAGATCTAATGATTGGTCTTTGCAATAAGCCAATGATGATTAAAGTGGGCGTTTGGGTGTCGGAAGACAAAAGCAAGAGTGGCAACTGGATTATGTCTGTTGCGCCACGCAATGGTTCGCCAGCACAGCCAGTACAACAAAGCGCTGCGATCTTACCAACTCCTGCGCCAGATGATGACATTCCATTTTAAGGTCAAAGCCCAGAAATGGGCTTTTTTAACGTCAATTTAATATGCAGGTATTTTTATGTCTGAATTATCAAAAGAGCGTAAGGGCCGGATAACAGGTAGTGCCGTTGGTGCTATTTTGGGTATTAGTCCGTTTATGAAGCCAGCCGACGTTATGCGCCGCATGGTGCGCGAATGGCATGACGCAGAACCGGAATTTAAAGGCAATGTAGCAACAGAATACGGCCATAAAAAAGAGCCTATCGCCATGCTGGATTACGAAATGAATCATGCAAGCGAGGCTCTTTTTGATTCTGGGTTTTTTATTCACCAAGAATATGACTGGCTAGGCGCTACGCCTGACGCACTGATAGGCGAAAACGGTATCTTAGAAATTAAATGCCCGTATGGTTTGCGCTCCTCTGCTGCGCCTGCGCCGTTCAAATCACTTCTAGATCAGGCGCATTATTTCGCCCAAGTGCAGGTAGAAATGGCATGCAGCCAACGGATGTACGCGCATTTTTATCAGTGGTGTGAAGCGGACAGCGCCATAGAGGAAGTTGCATACTCGCAAACATGGTTTAATGAAAACCTGCCAAAGCTGCGTGAATTTTACGACGCCTATTTAATTGAGCGCGAATATCCAGCCTGCCAGCGCCACCTTGATCCGCGCCACAAAGAGCAGGATGACCGCTTAATAACAGAGCTTGTTAAGCGTCATGCTGAAATTGCGCAGATACTAAACGAGTTGGAGGGCGAGAAAAAATCGTTAAGCGCTGAAATTGTTGCGCGTTGTGGAGAACGCGAATCGATTGTGGCTGGGCACAAAATTAGCCGTGTAGTGCGCAAAGGAAATGTTCAATACAATAAAATCCCAGAGCTAGAAGGCGTTGATCTTGAGCCGTACCGCGCAAAAGATAGCGTTTATTGGACAATAAAATAACAAACAATGGCCCCAATGCGGGCCAAAGGATTTTTTTATGGCGTTTGAATTACGCGATTACCAACGCAATGCCGTTGATGCTGCGATAAGCTGGATTAGTAAAAGCCTTGAAAGCGGAGTTATCGAGGCGGCAACAGGGGCAGGCAAAAGCCTTATAGTGGCAAACATTGCGCACTACATAAAAGATGCAAGCGGCATGCAGGTTATGTGCTTACAGCCATCGAAAGAGCTTGTAGAGCAGAATTATGAAAAATACACAGCGTATGGGTATGACGCTTCCATTTACAGTGGAAACAGAAAAAGCATGCGACACCCTGTTATTTTTGGTACATACCAGACAATAAAAAACTGCCCAGAGAAGTTTAAAGACTGTGCTGCCGTTATTATTGATGAGTGCCATGAGATAACTCCAAGCATTAAAAACATCATAGCAACACTAAAAGAACACAATAAAAAACTGCGCATTATTGGGTTGACTGCTACACCTTACCGCCTTGGAAGCGGCTATATATACCGCTATGACGAAAGCGGAAACCCAGTGCCGGAAGATCAAACGGAAGACCCGTATTTTAACAGGCTTATTTTCCGCATAACCGCGCACGAGCTAATCGCCCGTGGTTATTTAACACAGCCGCATTGTGACCCAGAACATGCTGAGTCATACGACACTAGCGGGATTAAGCATTTTACTACCGCCGAAATAGAACGAGCATTTGAAGGGCATGGCAGAAAAACCGCGTCAATTATTGCTGACGTCGTGGCTCATGCGAAATACAGGTTAGGCGTGATGGTTTTTGCAGCTACGCGCCAACATGCATCCGAGTGCATGGCGTCATTACCACCTGAATTAAGCAGAATGATAAATGGTGACACCCCAAAAGCTGAACGCGAGCAAATAATTGCCGATTTTAAAGAGATGCGGTTCAAGTATCTTGTTAGTGTTGGGACGCTAACAAAAGGCTTTGACGCGCCGCACGTCGACCTTATCGCAATAATGCGCAAAACAGAATCACCGGCGCTATTACAGCAAATAATAGGGCGCGGAATGCGCCTGCATCCACTAAAAAAAGATTGCCAGATTTTAGACTACGCAGAAAATATAAAGTATCACCAGCTAGAAGATGATCTTTTTACGCCGATAATTAAAGCAAGGAAAGGAAAGTCTGGCGAAAGCATGCCGGTACAGTGCCGCATCTGCAACACAGTAAATCAATTTACTATGCGCCCAAACCCAGACAAACTAGGAATTGATTTAGATGGATTTTTTACTGATTTAAGCGGGGAGCGTATAAAGTCAGAAAATGACCAGTTTTTGCCTGCGCATTTTGGGCGCAGGTGTTTTGGGATGTCTTTATATAAAGGCGTTGGGCATAGATGCGAACACCGATGGGCTGTTAAAAAATGCCTTGATTGTGAACACGAGAACGACATCGCAGCGCGATTTTGCGAAAGCTGCAAAAGCGAATTGGTAGACCCAAACGACAAGCTGCATGAGCAGTTTACGCGAATAAAAAAAGACCCGTATTCAATTAGCACTGACAGGGTTTTAGAATTTTCGGTTAAGCCGCATTTAAGTAAAGCTGGCAATGAAACATTGTTGGCCACATATAAAACCGAATACAGAACCGTTACGAAATACTACATTCCAGCAAGCGCCAGCAAGCGCATATATGCCCAGTATGAGGAGTTTTCTAAGGCTTATTTCGCTGGCCACGTTGCACCTGATGTGCAAACATTTATACGGTATTTAGAAAAAGGCGTTCCGCCATCCACGATTACTTATCAGCGGATAGCAGGAACAAATAATTATGAGATTTACGCATATAACAAGGCAGAAGATGAAATTCCCCACATGGCTTAAAGTGTACGGCGACCAAAAAAAACGCGGCAATTGCCCATCAGAAACCGCCGAACAAATAACATTTTTTAATGCGATTCGTAGGCAATACCCAGAAACGTGGGGGAGCATAGCGCTGCACCCGCGCAATGAGGGTAAGCGCACATATGCGCAAGCCCAAAGGGAAAAATCCGAAGGCATGACGGATGGCGCGCCGGACATTGTTATCGGTGATTTTTTTTGCGAACTTAAACGACAAGATCACACAAAAAGCACATGGCAAAAAGGGCAGCTTGAATACCTTAAAGCTGCTAGTGATTGCGGGATGTTTGTATGCGTAGCCCTAGGGTGGGCGGCTGCTATATCTGCGTTTGAGGATTACCTGAATGCACGATCACGATAAGGCATGGGCAAACGGCATGATAGCGCGCCTGCCTTATCATTATCGGCAAGTTGCCATAGACGGTTATGCGAACGTCTACAGCGAGGCATATGACAATGAACCTGTAGAACACAAGAAAGCCAACGCGGCACGCTTTGCTGCTAATACCAGGCTTCGAGAATTCTGCGACCTCGTGGCACAATCCGCCAACGAAAACGCCTGAAATTGGTAGATTTTGCAAATTACAGCGCCCATACAGGGCGCTTATTATTCGTGAACAAATTAGAAAAAGGACGGGAAGATGAAAACAAAAAAACACGAATTGATAGCGTTTGATGCGTGTCAACATGGCCTAGATCGGTTTATTGAACAAACTAACAACACTGAGGCAGATGTTGATGTTGCAAGTTTGGTTGGTGGGAAAAACACTTATTCAGATATTTTGTGGTTATTGAATGGAAAAGGCGTATCCACAGATAGAATTGTCCGATTTTCTTGTGATTGCGCTCTAATTAACATTGATTTAATTAAGCCTTACACTGATAAACACGACTTAATTGTTGAGTTTTTGAAGAACCGAGTGGGGAATAATGCTCGTGCTGCTGATTCTGCTGCTTATGCTGCTGATTCTGCTGCTTATGCTGCTGATTCTGCTGCTGATTCTGCTGATTCTGCTGCTCGTGCTGCTGCTTATGCTGCTGATTCTGCTGCTTATGCTGCTGCTGCTGCTCGTGCTGCTGATTCTGCTGCTTATGCTGCTGCTCGTGCTGCTGCTTATGCTGCTGCTGCTGCTCGTGCTAGCGATGATAAAGTCAATCAACTGTTAACTGATTTAATCAATGAGTTTTGAGGGCGGGAATATGCAACACAAAATAACGATTGACCTAACAGACTCGCCACTTAACGAATTCAAATCCTGCCACGAAGCGGCTGAGATTGTGTTTGGGCCGGACTACTGGGACGATTGCATCATGTTTTCGATTGATGCTGATATTTGCGAAGACGTAGACATTCACGACAACGGGACGCGCACTGTTAGCTTTGGCGTTGAGCGGTTTTCCTTGATTTTCAACGGTCGCAAAATTTACGGCGACCGGCAGGAAATTGAAAAAGAGCTAACCGCCTTTATCAACTCAAAATCATTTGACACGGAGTGGTATTTATGAATGAGGTTAAGCCTACTTATACAGAGCGAACGGCTCTGGCCATCGAGGGTATTGCCCACCGCCTGCTAACCAAGGCTGGTCGCAATAAGTTCATTTTTGAAGTTGATCGATTTAGTGGCGATTTAAAATTGACGAATATGGAAAATGACGCAAGCGTTACATATGCCGAAATAGATTTAAGCATGGAGAGTGTTTTAGTAGTGTGCGGAATTTTGCAAATTCACTTGCGAGACATGATTATAGAGTTATTGGTTAAGGAGTTTTTGGAATGAACAACTGCCTACAACTCGCCACCGAATGCTGCGGCACACTGACAGATCGGCACAAATTAAAGGAAGAAGTACAGTCGCTAATCAATGAAAATGAGGCGCTTAAAATTCAGGTGGCGAAGCTGAAACGCCACATGGCAAAAGTGGAAAAGATTGACCGCTTTGGTAGGGTTGAGCGAGTGGAGTTCAAACATGAATAAAACTGAATTTTTAGCGGCGATGGATGAAGCTTGGGAGTTATTTGAAAAGCAGAATTCTGCCATAGAAGAGCTAGATAGGCTGTTCGGTGGTTCGGATGGCGAGCTTGTAAATTCAATTTATGACTCTCAGGTGTTAATTGTTGAAATCCTTGCCCGCGTGGTAGGCGACAAAGAAAAGTGGCTTGAATGGTTCTTCTTTGAAAAGGCAATAAAAGCAACTAGCAACGGCATTCAATACAGCATTCATTCACCGGAGGATTTAGTTAATTTCTGCGGCTGGTTTGGCTCAGAATGGCCCGAAGAACGCGCCGATATTATCGGGCAAAATGGAAATGATGGGGAGCATTATGACGCACTCGCTTAGGGCAAGAGCTGAACGCATCCAGCGGGCAAGTGTCAAAGATTGCGCGGTAATGTGGTTTGGCGGGGCAGATTTTAACTATTGCATTAACATGAAAACAGGCCGCCGCGTTCGTGTTACTGAGCTAATAGAATCAGCCTACAATAAGCTGCATTTTAAGTGGTCTGTTCTTTTAATGGTGTTTGGCAGTGTTGGAAAAGATAAATACCAAAAAGCAGTACAGGTTCGGACAAGTGAGCCTCTTTTAATGCGCCAGCTTCAGCCGTATTTAGAGGAACACCACCGAACATTAATTGAAACCGTGCCAGATACGCAGCTTCATAATATCGGATGGATTGCCCGCACTGACTGCTATGAATGGGACGAAGAGGCAGCATTTAAAATACTAGAAAAATACGGCGTTTTTGAGAATAAGATTGATAAGAAGGCGATTTAATATGAATGAAAAAGCCAAAGAACGATACTTGAAAGGGATTGAGCTTATCCGTAAAGGCATGACAATCCGAGAGGCCGCAAGTGCATTATTTATTTCAGAGAAAACAATGTGCACAGGAATGCAAAAACTCGGCATAAGAGTTAGCGACCTGCGCAATGTTAAAGGTTTAAATCATGTGCATAAGGACGGAAAGTGGGAGGGGATATATTCAGTTCAAGAAATATCAGGAATTGTGAAGCTTTGCGGAGGTTTTGCGGGAGCTGCAAAGGCTCTTAACACAAACCATAGCCGTTTTAAGGCGTGGTGCCTGCATAATGAAATTAGAGTACGTGATGTTCTTGATAGCGATGAAGTAGCGGAATATGCACCATCCATCAGGACAAGAGGCACTAGCATTGGGAAAAACCAATACACGCACCCGAAGACATCTCGGGTCATTTACGAAAAGGCCACAATCAAGGACATTTTAATTCGCAATCGCTGGGATGGGGGCTTGTCTTTATGCGCATCCGGTGGCGTACTATCGCGGGCACAACGCCCGCACTGACGGGAAAGGAAAGAACCCGCCGTATAGTCCAGTGAGCCATGCGACTGATTATTTCTGGTGGTGCGCTGGCTGGAATGACGCCGACATGGTTTTGAATAAAAACAAAAAGGAGCTTGTATGAGTTTTCAATTAAGTAAGCGCTCAATTGATCGAATGGCTGGCGTAGACAAGCGACTGCAACAGATCGCGCAATATGCAATAACCATTAGCCGCATTGATTTTGGAATTCCAGCAGATGGCGGAATGCGAACAACAGAGCGCCAAGCAGAGTTATTTGCAAAAGGCTTGAGCAAATGCGATGGCCACAAAAAAATGAGCAAACACCAGAGCGGCCTAGCCCTGGATTTTTTCCCATACGTTGACGGTGCGGCTGATTATTCGGAGGAAAGTTTAGCCCTGGTTGCATGCGCGTTTTTACAAGCTGCAAGTCATTTAGGCTATAAATTAAAATGGGGCGGGCATTTTGACGGATTCCGCGACATGCCACACGTTGAGTTAGAGGAATAACCATGGCCGACATCACGGATGACGCGACAGAACTCGAAGAACTCCAGAATGCGGTAGCAATTAAAAACCACCAGGCTAAGCCACGATTACAGCCGAAAGGTTGCTGCCATTGGTGCGGGTTTGAAGCAGAAGATGTTTTCTGTGATGCTGAATGCGCAGAAGACCACGAAAAATACACAAGGGCATTAAAGTTTAAGGTGACGGAATGAAAACAACAAAACTATCACGCGGCGCACTGATTGCGCTGGCGTTTTTAATTGTAGGCCAAGTGGTGTCTATTTCGGCGCTAGTCATTGTTGTTGCGGAGAATTGGAAATAACCCCCTTTCGGGGGTTTTCTTTTAGACCAAGCCGTTAATGATCTTAATTAGCTCGGCACGGTCTGCGCGCAGCTTCTCAACTTCTTTATCGTCGAACTCAGTTTCAGACATCTTAGCCAGCTTTGCGGCACCCTCAATAAATGCATCTACAGCTAACGCTGCAGCATGTTTCTTTAGATAGTACATCGCAAGCGCTCCCAGCACTTTTTTGATAATAGCAAATGGCATTTTGTTCTCCTTGATTACATTTTTCGGACATAAATCACAGTTTGAGTATGCTAAAATCCCGCGGTATTAGATGGAGTATTAGCATGATGCTGTTAGGGTCGTTTATTTTCTGCACGATTGTTATAATCTGGGCATATTATACCCTTAACCGGATTTACAGAAAATGACCGACCACGTTACCCAAGATCAGCTGAACTCCCATCTCGTCTTAATTCATCAATCAATTCGCGATAGCAACACCCGCACAGAGCGTCACCTAGAAGCATTATCCGGCCACATGGCGGCGATTGCAA